CCCGGTAATAACTGGAAAGGTAGCAACCACTCGTGGTCGCTGCCTTCTCCACAAACACCATCCACCTGTTGAACACCTCCTCACCATGGAGGTACAACTCACGATTGATATCGGTTAACAAAGTCGCTTCATGATCAATTTTCGACAGCTTCGATTTTTTACAAAACGTCGCCATCTTAATCAATGTTTTCAGCTCTATCGGCATCAAATATCTACCTCCTACCTTGACGAAATGTCTTTTGACAAAAGTCATCTTCTCAAGGTTCAGAAAGGTCTCTAATTGGGCCTGCTTCAAGGCCGAAGTCACAACGTGTCCTAATTTCTGATACTCAACTTGCATCCTACGCATGTCAATATCAAGATACCGCGATACCCCAGATCCTAAATCATCTCCCATGAAGTTATTAGCTACATAGTGTCTGATCGGAAAAGGAGCATCCGGCAAAATCTTATAGGTACAATATCGAAACTTCAGCGAATTAGCACTGCAGTTAAAGTCAATCGTCACCAACAAACCAGATCCCAACGAACAAGTCAAAAGCACTAAATCATTCTTAAAACATCGTACATGATACATACAACCAAGAAGAAGCATGCGAGTCATCATTCTTTCGTCTTCCGAATAAGATGTGAAATCCATCAGTCTCATCCAGCAAGTGATAACCGCCAACATCTCTTTACTTGATTGCTTGATGTCATAGTTTTTAAAATCAAACTCAAAAATTCTTGTCCCGGTAGGGTCTACAGAAAGAATGCGCTCAACTAATTCATTCGATTCGAAAGCTGAAACGTTCATTCCAACTCTCGTTTCGAAAAAATCTCTATAACGTCTAAACATAACAAGTAAAGGCGATACATACTTCTTCAACAGCTTGTTAAAGGCCATCGCGTAAACACAAAAGACTCTTGTTCTCATGGCTTCCTTCTTGTCAACTCCCATAGCTTCATCTTTGAGAGATCCATTCGCAAAGGGAACGTAAACATTCCCCGAACGACAGATCGTATAAATCTCATCAACGGCTTGAAGAATCGAAGAATGAATCGTAACTTCCTTTTTAACATGGTCCAAATTAATATACCCTTTCTTCTTCGTAAAGAAAGGAGCGCCAGTGCTCGTAAGAACATTGACAGCATTAATTGGGGATGTATCAACACCCATCCATGCTTCATAATCAGTTAAAGGGCGCATCTCAGCCCAGCCAATCAACTTCTCAGCTTCGAAACAGTAATCATCAATGGCTCTCAACCATATAAGATCATCTGAATCAAGATTCGAATAAGCCTCAAAATGGATCGTGAAAGGATCATGCCACTCATCACCAATCATCTTTCCCTTAAACTCAGGAGTCGTAAAATAGTGGGTCCGCCCCACCACCTCAAACTCTAGTTCAGAGAAGATATCACGATATGATGTCGGGCCGCACTCAGAACGCATTGAACCCCCAACCAACGGAGGCGTGATCGTTCCTAGCACGACAGGCTGCATCGGAGAATCAGGAAATCTCTTAAGATGTTTGTTCAAAGAGCTCTTCTCTGGGATGGGTAGGAGTGTA